ACGGATCAAGAACGCGCTGTCGATGCTGCGTGATCCGGCGGTGCGGTGACCATGGGCAAAACGGTTCCGTGCCTGTGGCCGGATTCCACCATCGTGTGCATGGCCACCGGGCCAAGCTTGACGCAGGCTGATTGCGACTACGTGCGCGAACTGGGCGTGCCGACGATTGCGATCAACGATGCGCATCGTCTGGCCCCATGGGCCAACGTGTTGTATTCCAACGACCGCATGTGGTGGCGTAAATACAAGGGCGTTCCATCGTTCACCGGGCTGCGCTACGGCGTCGGCAGTGCACTGGGCAAACGGAATCCCATCCTTGAATGCCCACACGTGGTCATCCTGCGCAACAGCGGCTATGGCGGACTGGACCGGTCGCCGGATGGTCTTCGGACGGCGCGGAATTCCGGGTATGGCGCGATCAATCTGGCGGTGCATTTGGGCGCGAAGCGCGTCGTGCTACTCGGCTACAACATGGGCTGGGTGCGTGGCAAGGCGCATTTCTTCGGCAACCATCCGCCGACCCTGAGTCAGCACGAATACCTGTATCCGAACTTCCGGAAATCGTTCGAACTGCTGGTGGAACCGCTGCGTGCCGCCGGTGTCGTGGTGTGGAACTGCACCGAACCCACGTCCATGAATGCGTTTCCGGTGGCCAAGCTGCGCGATGTGCTGCCGATGCCGATGGCGGTGGCGTCATGAAGCAACAGATCGCCGTGTGCTTGCTGACGTGCAACCGTGACGCCTACACGGAAAAGACCGTGCAGACGTTCGCCCAGTTCAACGCCGGTGATGACCGGTTCGTGTTGCTGCACGGGGATGACGCGTCGGACACGCCGGTGAATGCGCAACTGGCTGGTGACTATGGCTTCACCACGGTCATGCAGAGCACAGCGCGGCGCGGCTGGCTGCCGTCTCGGATTGAATTATTCCGGCAGGCGGCGCGATATGCCCAGTGGGTGCTGCTGCTGGAAAACGACATCGAAACCTTGCGGCCATTCCCGTGGAAAACGTTCGACGTGGTGTGGAAGCAGCGTGACGTGACGTCGTTCAGGCTGTATGGCCGATTCAAGGACCGCCAGAAGACTGAATTGTGTCTGGCCACCCACAAGCGCAACGGCCACACCCCGGTGAACTGGCGGCCGTGGCGGTTCGCGCCAGAGCCATGCCAGATCGGACGGATTCACTGGAGTGCACAGCCGTGTGTGACCCGGCTGAACGACTTACTGGATCTGCATCGGCATGGCCACGAACCGCATGGCCTGACGGTGCGGGTGAAGAAGAACGTCATGGCGCATTTTGGGACGGAACGCACGACGATGCCCGGCTTGGAAGGGATTCGGACGAAGGATCTGCGTGATTTGTCGACGCTGGGAAAGGAATTAGCCAGCGCATGATCACGTTCGTGACGTTCAAGTGGGAACCGACCCGGTTGTATCGGTCCAAGTTTGGACCCGAAGCGGTGATTGTGCTGCGCAACATGATTGCCCGGCACTACAAGAAGCCGCATCGGTTCGTCTGTGTGACCGACAACACCGCTGGACTAAAGGGTGTGGACACGTTTCCGTTATGGGACGACCACGCCACCGTGCCGTCACCGTCTGGTGGGCACAACCCAAGCTGTTACCGGCGTTTGAAAATGTTTGCGCCCGAAGCCAAGGACTGGTTTGGTGATCGCGTGGTGGTGATGGATCTGGACACGGTGATCGTGCGCGACATCACGCCGCTGTTTGAAGAAGACGTGGACTTCCGGATCTGGGGGGAAAGCGATTTCCCACGGACACAGTGGATGAACGGGTCGCTGTGGATGCTGAAGACCGGCACACGCACGAAGGTCTGGGACCAGTTCGATCCGAAGCGGTCGCCCTACATGGCGAAGAAGGCAGGCGCACGCGGATCCGATCAGGGGTGGATGAGTTTCATTCTTGGCAAGAGTGAACGGACGTGGGGCCGGTCGGACGGTGTGTATTCGTTCCGCAAGCACGTGCGTCCACTGGGCCACCTGCCGGACGATGCGCGAATGGTGATGTTTCACGGGAACGTGGACCCGTGGAGTTATCAAGCGCAGGTGATTCCGTGGGTGCGGGAGAACTGGAAATGAAGCCGCACGCCACCTACAACTGGTCGAAGTTCCAAGGCAGCCCGGCGGCCCTGAAGTGGACGCGTCGTGATTTGCCGAACTTGGACCGCACGATTGAACGCGTGCCGAAGCGGCGCGTGGCGGTGCAGGCTGGCGGAAATCTCGGCATCTACGCCAAGCGGTTGGCCGAGTCATTCGACGCTGTGTATTCGTTCGAACCGGCCAGTGACCTGTTCGCCATGATGACGGCCAACGCACCAGAGCCGAACATCTACCGGTTCCAAGCGGCGTTGGGTTTCGAACGCGCCATGGTGGGTGTCAGTCGGCAACGGCGTGATGGCAAGCCGGACAACCACGAAGGCATCACGCACGTGTCTGGGCCGGGTTGGATCCCGACGTTGCGGTTGGATGACTTGATGTTGACGGAATGCGATCTGATCGTGCTGGACGTGGAAGGGTGGGAATACTTCGCCCTGCAAGGCGCGGTGGACACGATTCGTCGGTGCCGTCCATGGTTGTCGGTGGAAGTCAACAAGAACGCGGGATTCGTCAACATCGACCCCGAAGCGATTCGGGCGTATATCGTCCGGCTGGGTTATCGCTTCGTGGAACGGTTGCAGTCGGATGAAATTTACGAACCGGTGCAGCAATGAAAGACATTAATTTCACACCCGTGCTTCACGGCAATGAAGCGGTGGTCAATAAAGAACAGGCGCGGGTCTGGGCGTATCAGGCCGCCTTCGATACCGAACGGGTCCAGACCTACCCGGTCGTGGATGAGTTCGAACATGAAATGGGCTATGCCCTTGACCGCGTGAAGATGGAAGACGCTGCCCGGGTGCTGGCGTGTCCACTGAAGGTCAACCCGCCGAACTGGCAGCACGGCCGTGTGCTGTATGCGTTGGCGCGTGACTATTTCAAATCGGTCGTAGATTCCGGCGGGTGGTTTCAGATAGTCGACATCGGCACGGCTAAGGGATTTTCGGCGCTGTGCCTGCAATGGGCGCTGGATGACAGCGGCAAGGTGGGTCAGGTCGTGTCGATGGACGTGATCGACCCGGCTGGCACTGAGAAACGCAACACCGTGGCGGAATGCTCCGGGCCGGTGACGCTGGCTGACATTCATGCCCCGTGGCCGGACGCCAAGAAGATTTCATTCATCCAGTCGGACAGTCTGTCGTGGCTGCGTCGTCTGTCGGATCGGATCCACGTGGCGTTTGTCGACGGCAAGCACGACGGGTCGGTGGTGTCTCAGGAAGCGCGGTTGATTTCGTCCCGGCAGGTGTCTGGTGACGTGGTGGTGTTTGACGACGCCCAGATCCCGGGCGTGGATTTAGCCATCCGGAACGTCTCCGACATCTACACGCTGCGCAAGCTGACCGTGAAAGACAACCGGGCCTACGTGATTGGACGGCGTCGATGATCACGGTCGTGTGTGTGCTGGTGAAAGGGCACGTGCCATTCAAGGTGGAATACGTGACGAAGCTGAAGGCGATGGTGGCGCGGCATCTGAAGCGTCCGCACCGATTCGTGTGCCTGACAGATCGTCCCGAATGGTTCCACATGATCGACACCATCTATGTGCCATCACCACGGCCGCTGAAAGGGTGGTGGTCCAAGATTCACCTGTTCGATGCGTTGAACGGGTTCACCGGGCGCGTGTTGTATCTGGACTTGGATTCGCTGGTGATGAACGCGCTGGATCCGATTATCGACTTCCCGGCACCGTTCGCCTTGGTGCCGGACGCCGGACACTTTCAGGGCAAAGGCGAACTGAAAGTGGTGAAGCGGTTCAATTCTAGCGTGATGGTCTGGAACGCCGGGGTGAACACCAGCTTATTCGACGGCTGGACGCCGGATGTGGCGGCCAGACTGTGGGGCGATCAGGATTGGATCGGGGAACAGATGCCAGACGCATCGGTGATGCCGCTGGAGTGGTTTCCACGGTTGAGTGATCTAGGCCACGACCTACCGGGGCCGTTGGCCAAGGTGGTGTTGATGAAGAAACCCAAGAACATCATTGCCGCACAGTTGTATCCGTGGGTGGCACAGCACTGGAGCGCCGCGTAATGGGTCGCCCATGGGA